CCATCGTATGCTTGATGCACCTCCACGGTTGTGTTAAATATTATAGCACCTGTCGCAAATTGTAACCCAGAAATGTCTGTTGCGTTAAAATGACCCACATCGTCTGGGTCTATTGCCCCTAAATTTATTTCTAAAACCCTTACTAACCGGTTAAAAGTATCTGTAGAAACAGACTCGCCCTGGGACTGGGGCAATCTTGTGGGCAGTAATTTAGACATTACCCTCTACGCCCAGAAGCTTGTATATCTAGCCTTGTATTGCCGATTCTCCATTTATAATCTTTTCTGTTGGCAGCAACCGAGTTGTCATCATCTGATTCAAACCGAATTGCCATTTGTCTGGTCCTTGTGCGCAAACCGCCATAAGTTGTTGTTGGCGTGATTTGCGTTGTAGAATCTGTGGTTAGACTTTCTCCAGGGTAGTTTCTGCGCTTAATCACCGCATTAATGGCCGGTGAATTGAAAATGCCACGGGAGGTATCAAACTGCACGTCTGGTACTATCTTTTTTACGAAGGCAAAGCTGTCACCATCGCCCAAGTCAATATCGCCCGATTGAATAAAAACATTGTCCATGCTGTCGGTATCAGCGTTATAGCCGGTTTCATGCAAATAAATGTAACCAGACCCAGACACCTTGCCAGCCGCCCTGGGTTTATCCTCAATGCCGGCATCAAGCCAAGCATAACGCACCAGGGACCCAATCGACCATGTTTGTTCTTCGTAGTTATATATGGCGTAACGAGATATTTCCTCGGTGCCGTCCTCCAGAGACGGGTAGAAGAACCACACCTCGGAAAATTCCGCATTAATTACTGTATGACACTTAAATGCTTGCCCTAAATCTAAGTCATCAAAAACATAATCTTGGACCGAGCAAGGTAATTTTTGTACGGAGCCGTTGTAATAGTAAAAAGCATTCTTGGACATGAAGTAAACGCCATTTGGCGCATTTGCAGCAGCTTTGGGGCCTATAAGGCCAGCTCCTTCGTTAACCAGGTTCAGCGCAAAAGTTAAAGGCGGTCCAATAAAGTTCATGCTGTACAAAGAGGTATCGGTCCAGATTAATGTTTCTTGTCGGGCTTTCATGCCCCCAATTATTAGTGAGCCAGAGGACAAGCGCACTGAGCCAGCACTGTTAGTAGTTAGAGCCTCAAACTCTAGTTCGTTTTCTGTGTCCGAGAAAGCAACCAGCATCGGATCAATGGCTCCCGTCCTAGCGGAGCTGCTGACTGGATCTGCGCCCAGCACAATCAAGTGTCTGTCCGTTTCGGAGGTGATAACTTGCAGTGCGACGGTTGGCACCAAGTTAGCGCCACTGATACCGCTTAAAACTAAAGCTCTAACGGACAGGCCGTTGTTTTCAACCCAACGGTAAATACCACCGCCGCGAGGATTAATAATCAAGTTCTCACCAAAGTTGTCGTGTGTCCACAATCTTAATTGGCCTACTGCTGTGATTGCGCTAGTAGATCCAAATGTGCCAGCTCCCCATGTGCCTACGCCAAAACCAGCAGAAGGAACATAAACATCAAGGCCAGAATTAATTTGGTATACGCCATCCACTCCGGAGCCGCCATTTCCGCTGTCGCTTGCATTAGCAGTCACCTCATCGCCGTCCGTGTCTTTGGCTGTTATTTCAAATGTGTTATCGCCCGTGACCAGGGCAATTTGATATTCTTGATTTAAAACATCAGCTGTAACCAAGCCGCCGAGTGTTACGGCGCCAGAGATTGTAACAAAATCACCATTAACAGCCCCATGGCTTGCGTCGGTCGCCGTGATAGTCGAAGACCCATTAGTGGCCGCAAAAGTAATGCTATTTGTGGACGTTTTTCTAATTGGCGTCACGTCATTATAAGCTTGACCTTCTTCAATGTAATATTTTTGCGTTGTGCCTATTCCTAGATATCTTGCTCCGCCCAAAGAGATCCATGAGTGTAATGCTCTTGCAGAGCCGATATAAGTGTTTGCAGTCAGCTTTTCCCAGCCGCCTATTTTTTCTGGGCGTCCCTTCCTAAAACGTATGAAGTTTCCGTCAACCCAACCGTTTTTATTAGAATAGTCGGTTTCTTCCTTATTTATTCCCGCCTTAAAATTGAATACAGTTAATGGCATAACCACTTAACTCTTTTAAGCCAATCGAATTATTGCTGCCGAGCTTGAGGCACTTGGAAATACAACCGTAAAATCACCAGCCGTGCTGGTTTTATCGCTACCAAAATCAATAGCACAAAGCGCTTTATTGCCGTTGGTGCTGTTATACAAAAGACAGCCTCTCGCCGTCACTGTTGCTGTGCCAAAAGTTTCGTCTGCAAAATCACACACGGCTGTAGTTCCGTCCAAAGCCGGCGTTACGTTTGTTAAAGCCTGTCCTCCCGCAGAATAATTTGTGCCTGATGATTGTCCCGTTGTAACGTATACAGTGGTGGCAGCACCCAGGGTAGCTGAAGACGTATAAAGCGCCAGCTTGATACTGTCCGCCCCGTTTGTTAGATTATGCCCCTCTACAAGTATTTGTTGTTTAAAACTTGAGCATATAGCTGATGATATTGCCATATTATAACTCCTTAATAATGTCTGCCATGTCACCATGACCCTGCCTGCGTAACAAGTTTACCACAGTTGTTCGATCTGAATCGATTCCACTGCGAATCCCTCTTAACACTATATCATAAACTACATTTTTAAAAGCCAAAGCTTGTTGCCTTACATGATCTGGGGCGTGATCAGAAATTCCACAAATTTTGTTAGTAACTTGCGCGGCCCAAAACTCAGGGTCATGCCCCTTGTTGTTAGTGGTGTGTACGCTAACTTCCCCAAGCTGTATAAAACTATCAGTCATCCTTTAAATGGCTCTGGCGGAGTTGGCACTGTTCGTAGTGTGGTTTTCCCACTTTCCATTAATTGGTCCATCTCAGACTGGTCACATACAAACCACTCGTCTTCATCTGGTATCGCTACTTTAGGATCTTCTAGACGATGATATCCGTAAAGTCTTTCTGCCACCGGCACATTAGAATCTAACAAAGTCGATCTTGGGCTTACCCCTACTTTAATCTTTTTTTCAATACATTTTGACAGCCAAAACTCTACGCAAGCTCTGCCAGCTTCAGCAAAATGCAAATTGCCTTTGTAACTAAAGTCTACGCCAAACAAATCAATCTGTTTTACGTTGTTCCAGTAGGCAAACGCTACCGCGTATGCAACCGTGTTGTTCAGGTAAGCGCACCTAGTCGCCTTTACAATCTCATTAATTGGGTATTCAACGATGCCTGGCACGCGGTCATCAAGCTCACATGAATATATTGGAATATTTAACTCAGGAAGTATTTTGCGCATGATCTCGGTTTGTTTGCCCGCGTCTTCGGTATCAAGAAACCGACTGGCTGGGTCCATCATAAACAAGCGATCTAATTTATAAACGGCAGCTGAGCTACCACAACCCCAAGTTTCATCCCACTCAACAGAGTTTTCTGTGCCGATAACATAATCTATTTGGGACGTGCCCAGTCCAACAAGAGCAACATGAGCGCCCTTAATCTCTTTTATGGGCTTCACGAGACGCCTTGTCGAAGCGAATCATACCTGTATTCGTCGCGCTGCTTTCTGCCTTCGCTGAGGTTTTTCATCCTGGCCAATGCTTCTTTAAATCTGGCTTCAAAGTTACCAATAACGTCTGGTGTCTCTTTTAAGAAAATTGCAGCTTCTACCAGGGTTCCGTATAGCAAAGCCTCTGGGTAATCAGTAGAAAGCACAGTTGTGCCGGAATCAGAGCCAGCAGTTAAACTAGCCGGTTTGTAAAGGTAGTGAACTTCTACGGTATAAGCATCGTCAGGTATTGGGCTTAACTCAAACGCAGTATCGTCTAACAAACTGTAGTATTTTGGTCTGCCGGTAACGGTCGTTGTCGGGCTGTACTCCTTTATAAAACTTGGATGCTTGAAATCGAGATAGTAATACTTGTTGCTCGATATAACCGCAGCGCTGAAAGGCGCGTAAAAATCCGACGGCGTTGCTAGAAACCTATTTGAAGCCGTGGCAGTTCCTTGCACGTTTTTTCTTTGCACAGGCAGCTGCACATTATCAAATATGCGGTTTTCTGACTCTTTGATTAACGTGTTGAGCTGCGTGGTAAATGTAGTCTCGCTCGACTCCATGTAATCTTGAACAGCTGTTTTTAATGTCGCCAGTGTAAAACTCATGTTATTTGTATGGTTACCTCCCCCACGCTACACTCCACTTCAAAGGTGTCGAGCACCGTCCCAAGTATACCATCTTGCACATTTGTATAAACCAAAAACTTGGTGTTGTCATCTGATGTATCTGGCCTGGCATTTTTTAATCCTTGCGGATCTGCTGGATACGGTTTACGATCCAGCTGCGGGTGTTTTGGCGACCACTGATCGGGACCAACCAAAAGACCGTTCCAGGTCATTTTCATGTCTCGTAACTTGTAACGGAACCCTGTTATGTCACAAATTCCGTATGCTTTTGAACCGGATGCGCTGGCCATAATTAAGGAGTATTGTAGCCGCCAAGCTGAGGCGCTACCCTAAAACTTGTTCGGTCTTCGTCTTGCGCCTTGGCGCGATCAAATTCTTCCTCGTAGAGCTGTTTTAGCATTCCCGTTTTTTCTGGCGCTTTTTTCAAGCTCATATAATAAGCAAGACCTGCTGCTAAGCAGGGGTAGAATCTAAACGGCACATCTAAAGTATTTACGCCAACGTCTGCATCGTCCATCCTGGTTAAGACATTCATGTATACCGTATAGGTACTAGATTTATCAGGCACCGGCCAAACCGTAATGGTTGGTGTTAATTGCTTGTTCAGAAATACTTGATTGGGTTTACCGGTAGTAGCTTTAGTTGCTAAATGACTATATTCAGCTCGGCTCATTCGGTTTAACGGGATATCTACCGTGCTGTTGTTAATGGTTTCTCTAATATAAAAATCCAAAACATCAATTGGAGCTGTAGCATTCGTACTATCAACATTATACGTTGCAGTATCTTTTACCATGGCCACCGTTTTTTCAGTAACCGTCCATTGATTTAAACCTCTGTTCGCCCATTCTGCCAGCATTAAGTTGAGGCTTCTGGTGGCGCTCTTTAAATCATAACCAGTTCTAAGCTCTAGCCCACAGCGCTCAAATGCCTCTTCGACATAATCCGCTACGTCTAGCTCAAAGTCTTTAGATCCAGATATGGCCATTGTTGTTTACGGGCCGTACAGCCCGCTTCTCAGAGCGTTGGGATCAAAATTACTACCGCCTTGTGGTGTGGCTGGGGGGGCCATACCCAACCTTTTTTGGGCAAACGCCGAAGGACTATATCTTTTATAACGATTGGCACCGGTGAAACCAAACCCGCCCACGTCCTCCACCAGCTCATTTGTGTTTGGGTCATATGTCACTGTTAGCCCAAAATCTTGCGCTGCCGGGCTATTGTTGTATTGTTCAACCATAGCGTTGGGGTCAAATTGTGGAATCCCTCTTCCTTCTAACTCTGCTAGTCTACTTTGTAACTGGCTAGGGTCAAATTGTGGAATCCCTCTTCCTTCTAACTCTGCCAGCCTACTTTGTAACTGGCTAGGGTCAAATTGTGGAATCCCTCTTCCTTCTAACTCTGCTAGTCTACTTTGTAACTGGCTAGGGTCAAATTGTGGAATCCCTCTTCCTTCTAACTCTGCCAGCCTACTTTGTAACTGGCTAGGGTCAA